TACTACACGCTTTGCCCATTCTAAACTTTGATAATCAATTGACTTGCGACTATCAAAGGCATCACCCATATGAATGACTGTTTTAATTCCATACTCTTCAAGAGCAGGAAAGAAGACATTCTTATAGAAGAGTTCAAAGTGGTCGTGAAGATACTTGGAACCCTTCCGGGCGCCAAAATGACTGTCCGTAAGTATGGCGACCTTCATAATATTTTGTTTCCTTTACGAATGTTTTCAGTAGCGGTCAAAATTTGTAAATTATCAGGATGATGCTTTCCACCCTTTGAAATAGGATGAATATGATCTACGTGATGTGGAATGCCAGTTTCCTCTGTAATCCTAGCACACTCTTTGTAGATAAGCAATATATGCTCTTGCTCTTCGGGAGTTAAAGATGGCAATTCACCAAACTTTTTTGATCTATATCTATAGGTTTTATTATTTTGTTTTTCCTTTGTCCTATAAGGTTTCATTAATTCTTCATTATTTAATTTTTCCAATCCCATTTGAATAGCACAAGGAACACAATTATAACTACTCACATACTTTTCATAACTACCACAATGTTTACAGGCAGTAGAACCAATATAAGTTTTTTTACCTTCTTTAATTGCCTCTTCACGGGCAGCACTTTTTTGAGTATAACCTCTTTCTTTTGCTGCTTCTTTATTTTTGCGGAGATTTTCTGCTTTTATTCTTTTGCGCTCTTCGGGAGTGTATTTTGCTTTAGTCATTCCCCCTCTAACTCCATAGTGTCATAAATATTTATAACATTTTGGAGTTAGAAAAAGTCATCGATTGCTGCGATACTGGATATTGTCTTTCATACTGTTGTAGTCGGAATTGTTCCCAGAAAGCAAGTTGTCGTCAATCATCATAACCTCATCATAACCAGTGCGTTCGATAATTTTGGTTTTGATTTCTAATTGCTTTTTCTCCTTTTGAATACGACGGAGAAATGCATAGTGAATAATTTGAGTAAAGTAGGCAAAAGGATTACTTGATTTTTGTGGATCAAAATTGTGAATATATTGAACGCAATTTTCTATGCCATCAGAAATCATATCATCCCGAAACATATAATTTACAAAATTGGGTTTGTATGAAAGGTGCGTCGCAATCTTCAGGAAACACTCACCCAGATAGTTTGTAATACGGGGTTTTGGAAGTCCTTGTTCCTTTGCTGCTGCTACCTTTGTTCTGTAAACAATCAATGCTTCGAGTAACTCCTTATTATTTACATAATGTTCTGATTTCTTTTTAGGCATAACATATCTACTTTTGATGAGTATAAGATGAAGTTATTATACCACATTATACAAGGGCTTGACAAGTATCAAAAATGTGTGTAGACTAGGTTTGTTGCTTTTGAAGATGAGATTTAGCTTTCTTTGTTATCTTTAAGATCCTTAAGGAAAATATCTTCAAGAGACTTACGAGCACTCTCTACAGATCCTAAGTATCCCATTTTATCAGAGATTGTAACTTTACCATCAACCTCAATATCGGGATAATCATCATCATTAAGATATCTACGATAAAAATCAATCGTAGATTGATTTTTGATTTCAGTCATTGTAACGATCTTATCAAACTTAATTAAGAATAAATCATCGTCAGGTATTTCCATCCAGGGCTTTATCTTCATATAAGTTCCACCATGATTCACAAAAACTTTCATGGTTACTGGATTTTGGAGAATGATAATTGGATCTCCATCATTCTCATCGACAGAGATAAGAGAGAAGATTTCTTCACCTGTAACTAGTTTGATTGCTGCGTAAAACTCCTCACCCATTAGTTTTTAAAAGGTATGTTTACAATATCGTAATTAAAGTTCTCTTCATTATAAATTTTAATTCGTTCGATTAAGTGATTAAGTGTATAATTTTTTCTTGACTTATAACTGATGTCGTCAGCAATATCGTATAGCGTTGCTTTTGTTTTATTGTTTCCTTTTCTTAGGACTCTTCCGATTGATTGGAGGTTTCTGATTCTTGATTTACTAGGGGAAGCAAAGATAACATTATGTAAATTTCGGATGTTAACACCAGTAGAAAAAGTGCCGTAAGAAGCAACGATGATTGCATTATTTTCCTTTTCTGTAATTTCTCTTACTTTTTCTCGATCTTCAGTATCCACTCCACCATGAACAAAGAAAACATGACGCTCGTCAGTTTTGCTATTATTTATCAATTCATATAATGGTTGTCCGTGACCTTCAACTCTGGAGAAGAGTATTAGAGTATTTCCTTTAAGGTCAAGAGCAAGATTTTTGATAAATTTATTACGTTTTTCGTGATTAATAATATACTGAACTTCTTCTTCGAAGTTTTCAAATCGATTTGGAGAATGTTTAAGTAACAAAATATTAATGTCAAGAGTTGCAACGTGACCCTTCTTCATCAACTCATCAGTTTTAATAATCTTATAAGAAGGTCCAAATAAACCTTCAAGGACCCACTTGTGAGTTTGTGTGCCGTCAAGGGTGCCTGTAAATCCAAAACGATATTTGGCATCGAAAAGTTTTGTCATTATAGATACTAATGACTTGGATTTGAAATTATGTGCTTCATCACCAACTACCACATTAAATCTTGAAAAATATTGTTTGGGTAGTTTGTAAATGGATTGCCAAGTTGTAATAATCACTTGAGATTCAGTTTCTCTTTCCTTTCCAGCATAGATTTTGTGGCAAAATGACCCCACATCCCATCCATAATCTGCAAAATCTTTATACATCTGCTCTACAAGGGATGTCGTTGGGACGACTATCAGAATATTTTGTTCTTTCTCAACGTAATATCTCACAATTGAATATATCATCAACGACTTTCCAGAAGCAGTTGGAGATATCAATAACTTTCTATTATGTCTTAAAGCGTCGTATACTCCCTCAACTTGATAATCGCGGGGAGCATACTTTGAAATAGAAGTTATATAATCTTTTACACCTTCCTTTGAAATCATTTCATTGACTTCAAAGGGAAGACCATAATACTTATTATCACGAAATTCATAAGTATATTCGTGTTGCTCACAAAATCTAATGAGTTTATCTAATAAACCAACATAGATTTCGTGAGTATTGACATTAAACAAATAGATATGTCCGTCCCACCACTTATTCTTATAAGCGGGGGCAAACTTTGCATTTGGAACTTCAAATTGAAATGCGTCTCTTAATTCGTAGTAGACGTGCGCTTCTGCTTCAACCTGAAGATATACCTCATTCTTTTTTGAGATAATCAAATGAGACATTCATAACGTATCAGTTATGAATATTTATTTGACTAGTTAAACCCTGCTGTGAACTTCATAAACTCAATACTGTTCTTGATTTGATATGTGCGATTCGAAACAGTTTTGATAATCTCTTCAAGAAACTTTAGCATAATATCGTAGTATCTAATTTTGAGTTCAACTTTACTCAACTTCTCATCGGCGTCCATATGCCTCTGTAACGCCTCTTTGTCTCTGACTTTATACGGAAACGGTTCTTCCTCATAAACCTCTATAGGTGCCTTTCCAGAGTAGTAATTGTAGCGTTCAAGTTTGACTCTGTTATATGTGTCTCTTGCCTTTTCACGTAACAACGTAATGGTATTATAAATGGTATAATATTTTGCGTGAAGTTGGGGAATCTTTAAAGATTCATCGTGCAAATTATCAGGGTCAATGACAGCATCTCTCTGCCACATTTCCTGAATTTCATCAAGTGTCATTATAGACCTGTAGTAATATCATAGATAGTATACTTGAAAGATGCCTGTGCTGTAAAGTATTGAATATCAGTTTGTGTGGAATCAAAATCTAATGAAGTTAGAGAAACTGGAAATAAATCCTTAAATTTTACAATTGCAGTGGTATTATAATTGCTGTTTAAAATATAGAGACTTCCATCACTAAATGCTCTTTTAGGATCTGATGGTTGAGTCACATCATTTTCAATTGTAAGTAGATCCCTATAGTTTTGAGCACTTTCCGGAAATCCCAATCCAGTAATCCAATCGTGAATTGCCATATAATTGCTCATATCTTCATCAACTAAAAATTTTATAGATAAATCTCCATAAGTAATTTTATCTCCGGGAACGTCAATATCCTTTAAATAATTTTGTTGAATCTCAGTTTGTAAGGTTATTTCTGGAATTCTAGTATTTGTGCAGAAAAAGGAAACTTTTGGTTCTTTTGCTAGAGTGAACTTAAACCCAACGGGAGAGAGATAATTTCTATTTGAAATTTGATTTGAAAGAGCATTTGCCATTATTACTTCATCGGGATATTAAGAGGTTCTAATCTAAATGGTGTATTGGGAACTGGTTTAGATCCTGGTCCAATTTGACCTTT